TTTTACTTTTGCTTTCCCGCCACAGAACGGGCATGGTCTTAATTCTTCACTCATTATCTTTTACCTCTTTTCTTTTTCTTTCTCCTGATTAATTTTAGTGGGCAATCCGGTAATCTTTGCTCGCCGGTTACGTCATTATTCCACGGCAGCGTAGTGCCCGATAAGTAACAACTGCATGGCGTTTCTTCATCATCGGTATAAAATTGCGCCATCCAAAAAAGCAGCCTATACATGCGCATGGCATCTTGTTGGTTGATACTTTCATTATGTGTTTAGGGTTCCATGCTGTCATCTTCTCCACCTCTCAATTCTTTCAGTTTTGCTTCAGCTTCGGGCTTTGTGAGGAACCAAGTTTTGCAGAAAGACACATCCGTTAAAATATGACCCGTTCCATACTTAACATCTTGGTCGCACTCTAAGTACCAGCCATGTCTTGTCAGTACGAAATCCTCTGCCTTCTGATGATAGACCTTGTTATTTTCGCTATGTTTATTTAATATGTTCAGCTTGTAATTAACTTTGCTTGGAACAAAATAAACATCGTCTCCGATTTTACAAGGCAGTTTTAAAAGACTTCCCTGCTCCTCTAAGTCCTCATATTTTTTCAGTGTTTCTCTTAAATTAGCCATAGCCCACAAATTACGATAGAATAGCGCAATTAGACCACGGACATCCGAAAACGGGTCTATTGCCAAGTCGTCTAATATTTCCACGTCAAACTCCGTGTCACTTATTGGCATTTCATCTTTTGCTAGTGTGACCATAAGGTTTCTCGCAAAATCTCGTGCGTCCATGTCCATCTCGTAATCTCTGTACCGTGCGTTACGCTCATCATCTGCATAGCAGCTATTATGTGCCAGTTCAATCATTGACATATCAGATACTTTTTTGTTACTTGTTAATCTCTCCATTACTGCTCCTTTCCGGAAGTTTAGCCAGTTCCCATGGTGTTGCACGCCCCTCGCTACTCCACGATGTTTTCCCACCATTCCAAGCAAAAACGCTTCCATTCTCATATTTTGCAAAATACCTTTTAAGCCATTTGCGGTCGCTGCTATCGTTTACCAGTATTGGTGTATCAACTGCAACTTTTGACCAGTCAACATGCGGTTCAACATATTCGCTCTTCGCCCATTTTATCCTTTTGTTTCCGCAAGACATATCATCAGAAACATTGAATAAACAATCTTTACACTCTGATTTGCCACACGCTATCGGCTCTAATGTTGCTTTGTCGACTGCTATTGTGTCATTGCTACAAGCAATATCCAAAATCTGTTCTGCAAATTTCTCTCTATTTGTCATAGTTTTGTACTCCTTTCCCATAATCCGGCATGTGTTTAAATCTCTCATATGCCTTATTGTCTCTGTGTTTTTCCATGTATGCCTTTCGCCTATCGTCTCTCATCTGTTTTATGTGAGCATTTTGAGTGCTGTCGTTATCCCATGCGTAAGTCATTAATCAATCATCTTTATGTACCTTTCATCAACATAATTAACTTCATCAGCAAGGCATTGTGCCACCTTTGGCAACGTCAAGCCAAATTGATTAAATTTATAAAGTGTATCGATTAAATCCCTAAATTCTGCGATAAACTCTTCAATTTCTTTAACCGACAATTTAAACATGAGCTTAAGTGCCGTACATGCTAAAGTCATGTAGCTGTATGCCGTATCATTCAAAAGTTGTCTCGTGTCGTTTATCGTGAGTGGATTATTTCTTTGGTAAATCCTAATCAACTGCTGCATTGGTATTAAATTAATCTCTTTCTGCACATCAATGCCGTATCTCACTTTCAAAAGTTCGGCAAGCGTCTCGGTTTTCATTTCTTTTTCACCCTGCGCCCTTTCAAGGTACTCATTTATGGTTCTCTCGAGCCTTACAATGCGCTTATTTCCAAATCCATGGTGCAAATACAGTACATAGTAGCCTAAGTCCATAAAGTCTGTGAAAGACCGCCTTACGAGTTTTCTACGGCTATTGCTGTTTTTCAGCGCAACTCTTTCGGATTTTGTCCATGTAAAATCCGGCTCTTTGTGCCTTTTCTTTAGTTTTAGTTTGTTGCTCATATTTTTTCATTCTTTCTTCAAGTTCTCGTTTAGCCCTAATAAAACAGGCTTCGGTAGTTTCTTCTGCGACTTTTATAAGCTCTTTACCACGCCACCGGATAGTTATTTTTGCTTCCTTGCTATTGGTTTTGTAAATCATTTGCAAGTCATATTTCCTTTGCAGCGGTCGGTAAAAATCGTAAAAATCTTTCAAATTTTCCATTGTGGTCCCAGCTCTTTTAATTTATGTCGTGCTATGTTTGCCTTTTCAGAAGTTGCATTTTTAACGTTCTTCTGATAGTGCATTTCGCAGACTTTATATCCGGGCTTTACCGGATTATCGCAGAAAAAACATAACCCCTGTTTATATCTATCAGTTCTGTTTGAGCATTTCTTTATTCCTCGTCCTTTAACTCTACACATAGTGCAAGTACTATACCCTGGGTCTGCTTTTCTCTTTCGGCAACGTGTGCATATACCATTTTCCTTATCTTTTTGATATCGTTCTTTCGCCCGCGTTCTCTGTACTTCGTTATAATGTTCTCTGTTTTTGTCTCGAAGTTTTGATACTTGTTCAGCAGCTTTTGCTCTACACTCCACACAAGCTTTTTCATCTCCGTATATTTTGTTTTTCCTACACTGTGGACATATCCCAAGTTCGCTTAATACCTTACGTGTTTCTTTGTTGTAGTTGTTTTGCGCGTCATTACACTTTTGGCACAACGAACCGTCTCTATCCAAAGGTTTTCCACACCTTATGCAAAGATTATTGTCTAAAAAATTGTGGTATCTTTGTCTTAAATATTCTTTTCTTGTCATTGTCTGCTAGGAGTAAAGTCGGCTTTAATTGTGCGCACAAACCTCTTACCTCCTATCTTTTCATCTGCTCGATACGTTCCTTAATTTCTTTTGGCATTGGAATGCCTTTAATCGGCTTATTTTGGCTTTTATTATCTTCAAGCGATAATTTTATCGTCTGCTGATTTTTAGAGCCGATTTGAGCCGAATACGAGCTTCTATTGGTGCTTTCAATCAATGCCTTTATATCCTTTGGCATTTTTTGATATTCCTTTGCTCGATTAACAACTTCCCTATAAGTTCTCATAAAGTTTGACTGCACTACGTTTTCAATGCTCTTACTGTCTGTCAGCGCCCAGTTCCGCAAGTTATCAGGACTTCCGACAGCCTTTTGTACGAGTGGTGGTAGCTTGTTAAATTCTTCAACTGCACCATAATAACCATTTCGTAGTGCCCTGCTAATAAGGAACCACGCTTCCATTTCGTTAAGCTCCTGTGGGGATTGAACCTCATGCAGTTTGTTAATTAGCTGTCCTATGCTCGGTGCAAATCCGCTTGTATCAGAATGCACGTAAGTTTTCAATGCCATAGATATTTGACTGTAGCTGTATTCTTCCAACATCATATTCCAAACATCTACTGTCTCTGATAAATTGTCCGGCTTGTAATTGGGGTAGCAATCACACATAATGCGGATAATCTTAACTGTCTCGTCTCTTGTCATTTCTCTACCTCATACATTATCCCAATCAATGGCGCCTTTGTTAGTTGAATGTGGCTCGTTATCCTTTAGTGCAAACAGCCCTTGCCAGCAATGGTCTACTGACTGATTAAGAATTTTAACAGCCAAATCGTTATCGCCCTTTGAAAGTCTCTCAATAGTATTCATAGCCCGGTGTAATGCCATGTCGGTGCATATCGGCTTTTTGATTTTTTTTCTCATTGTCAAATATTCCTGAAAAGCACTCTCTAGCATTTCATCATCAGGGTAGTAAACAGTTTTCTTTTTAGATATTGATTTATCAATATCTTTTTCTTTTATATCCTTATCTTTACTATCCTTAACTATACTATTCTTATCTATACTTACCTTACCTATACTTTCCTTACCTACGGATACATCTTGTATACATTTTGTATCCATTTTGTTTACATCAAGCGTATATGCCTTATTTTTCTTTAATCCCAACATTGATTTTTCTTCAACATAATCAGTAGGTCTGTATCTGTCTGCCTGTATGTAATTGTGCATTTTCCAATGCTTAATCACAATTACACCGCTTTCAAATAAGAGTACAAACGATTTTGCAAGCAATAGTTTAAAATCATCATCGGAAGCGCCACACATTCGCTGTATTTTCTTAGGATTATTAACAAATCCGTCGTCATCAGCATTCATGGATAGGTGAAAGTAAAGCATTTGAGTACTGCTCGGCATATCGAGAAAAGCGTCACTTTCAGTTATTTTCTTAGCAAACATTCTACGTTCTGCCATTTTTAATCTCCTATTTTCTTCAAGTTTCGGTTGATGTATTTTAATCTTTTTCCTCAAAATTCACGCAAGGAACATCAAGTAAGCAACCGCACTTTTCGATTTCTTCCGCTCCCCAATATGTCTTGTATCTGTAAGAGTTTTTACATTTAAAGCAGAAATTCTTGCCACCATTCAGCTTGTAACTTGTCTTTTCGTACTCTAACTTTTTACCAAGGCTTTCATTTATCCTTTTGAGTTCCTCAACCTTTTTCTGCGATTTCTCAAAATCTTCAATGAGTTTGTTGTATTTCTTCTTACTTAAAATCTTCATTCTGAATCACCTACTTTCAATATCTCAAAAGGCTTGCCTTTATCTAGCGTTAATTCTGTTCCGTCAATATTCCCATTCAGTTTGTTTTGACAATGACACAGCAGTGTTTCAAGGTCGCAAATTCTACCTGCTCTGTATTCATCACGAATAAAATCCAAAACCCTCTTTACGCTTTCTATCCTGTACTTTACTATCTTTGAATTGTAATTAAGTCTTATATCTGCAATTTCTTTTTCATGCCGTCTGATTTCAGCTAAATCGCACTTGCAAAATTCATAATCGCTAATAAGTTTTTCCTTTGAATCTCGTGCGATTTCTTCCGCTGTATAGCCTTTAATTTTGCTCATTCGCTTTCACCCGCTTTCAATAAATCCATAAACTTCTCATACTTACTAATTATCAACCTCGCTCCAACAATCATCATCTTTCCAACCTCTTGAATGAACAGAATCAAGGATGTCTTGCCTTGTTTCCTTATTTAATTCATCAATCTCAAATGCAATTTTATCATTATATTTTCTGTTATGAATTGTAACTATCATTATTTACACCTCGTTCCTGTATGCGTTTTCATCCAATAACTGATTAAACTTCTCAAACTGTTTCTGCGATACCTTGTTGTGCTCTTTTTCGGGCTTTAAGCGGATTATAAGGTGTTTTTCTGCGATAGACGATAATTCCCTCGCTAACACTTTTTTGCCTTGCTGTATGCCTTGCATATAGCCTTTAGGTGCTTTTCTCTCGCCTATTGAACCACTAGCACGATTTTCCCCTTGACCGCCTAAACTGACATTCCTAAGCTGATAACCTTTATCTGCATATAGTTTGATGTAATACTTCTCCTTTTCGTCAAGCTGACTTTCGGGGAAATTCAGAAATTCAACTCGCCAGCCATAAGGGCTTTTCTCTTTGTCGTACAGCTTGTGTTTGCGTAAGCTAAGGTCAATGTGCTGTTCATATCCTACAAGGTGGCTCGCCAATCTGCTAAGCGTATGTACCGCCTGTCCGATGTATGCATACTTAAATCCGTTTTCATCTTCTCGGAGTAGGAAGTAAATTCCACTCCTGTCATTCAGCTTTGGGTTCAGTTTCAACAGTCGCTTTTTATTTTCCTGTTCTATTGCCTTGGCTCTCGCTATGTTCTGATAATTCAATGTTTCCACCTCTCTTCACAATATTAATTGCCGTCTGCATAGTAACCTCTTTTATAGCGCACCGGAACACAGTGTCCGTATCATCAGTCCCAAGAGCTTGTGCTTTGTATTTCTGTTGTTCTGCCTCTAACTCTTCTACAACCTTATCTACATCATAAGCGGTCGGATATTTATCCAGTAATAGCAATACTGTATTTGTGTTGAGCAAAGTTCCATTACTTAAAGTAACTGATTCTAAATCTTTCTTTAGTGCATCCGCATCAATTAGTCCCATTCTTATCACGCTCCAATAATATACATTCAGTTTCAAAAAGTTTTTCAGATACAGCGGTTGAATGAACCCTATCCTCAAATTCCTTGATAAAATCTCTGTATGCTTTTTCTCTCACTTCTCGGTCATGCTTGGTGCAATCAAGCTTATCAAATGAAACAGCGACTCTTCTGACGGAACTGTAATTTGGCACATCAGGATTAAGATTTATGTATCTTTCACTGCATATTGGTATAATGCCGTTTTTCTGCAATAATTCTGCAATCTGCGATGTAAATGCTCTTGTAATTACATGCTCTCCCCGGTCAGCTACTTCCTTTGCAATGTTCGCAAATATTTCGTTTGTATAATCCATTATTTTTCCTTTCCAGGACAGTCGTTATTGACTGCCCTATAATCAACCGACTCTTAATTAAATGGTAATTCCTCGTCAATATCATCCGGGATTGACATAAAGGAATCTGAATCAGCGCTTGGACTGTTTCTACCTATAATTCCATTACTATTGTTCTGCTGATTAGCACGACTTTCGCAAAATTCGTGTCTTTCAACAACGCAATCATTAGTGTAGACTTTCTGTCCGTCCTTGTTAGTGTAATTGCCTGTCTGCCATCTGCCCTCAACAATAATCTTAGTTCCCTGGTGTAAATACTTCTCTGCAAACTCTGCATTCTTACCAAATGCGATACAGTTAATAAAGTCTGCTGCCTGTTCGCCCTCTTTCTTGAAAGCTCTGTCAACGGCTAATGTGTATCTTGCTACTGCCATACTTCCACTTGCTGTCTGTGAATATCTAATCTCCGGGTCTCTAGTCAGTCTTCCACATAAAATTACTCTGTTAATAAGTCATTCCTCCTTTTTATTACGATACCTTGATTTTATATACCCTAATTGGTTGTCCTTCACTTTTATCGCTTTCTTGCGGGTAATATGTATTAGCAATCCATTCAAATTTTAAATATACTAATTCAAAATCATTTTTTTCAATGCTACAGTTTTTAGGCAATCCATGAAAATTTTTGCTAAGTCTAAAACAAGCCTCTACATCATTATCCTTATACCAATTCATATTTATCAAAAATTGTGTTTTATCATTACTGATACCGCTATAAAAGTTTCTCATTCGCACCTCCAATCTGCCCAAAAGAAACTCTTGACATATAATCTCCTTTCCGCCCACACAGGGTAATAATTCCCTTTATCATCCACAACCCAATAACCTGTGCTCCAAGTATTAGTTAATGGGTCGTAGACTTTTCTGCCTTTAATCATTGTTATCCTCCTATATCAATAATTTCTTTGCATTTAACAATTTCAAAATCTCTATCCCAAGAAGAACAACCACTTTCAGCCTGTTTTGCTGTTCTGTATGTTTTAATTGCCGTATCTTTCAATTCATCAACTTTGACAAAATGAAATTCTCTTGATAAACCACACCATATTTCAGTACGATTTCGCCTCATAACGACATATCTTGTCCTTTCTATTCTCAAAACGGACATTCATCTCCTTTCCTTAAAACCCACTCCTTGTTGCGCTCCGCAACATCCACATTCGCCCCACAAGCAACTTTTTTCATCTTCTCGATAAAACTATCTCTATCAGAATTTTCACTTGATAGATGGCACATTATGACGTTTTGCAAGCTATCTGAATGATTTGCCTTAACAAAATCGCAAGCTGTGTCAATGGATAAATGACCTCTGAAAACGTGATTAGCTTTGCCTGTGTTATCCCTGTCGATTAAATCCTTGTCATAATTCACGCCTAAGAGAATGTGGTTTATGTCTTTAAATCTCCACTTGACAACCTCACAATCGGTTATGTAAAGCATTCTCCCCATTTCCTTGTGAGTAATCAGAAAGCCATATATCGGGCAAGGTTCGCCATTTGCGTCTGTATGTGTCCAACTTCCGTCTATTGTTGTTAGGTCAAATGCCTGTACTCTAAAATCTCCATTACCAATTTTCATAGGTTTTTCGCTTATGTATGGTGCAAATACAGCTATTCCCATAGCTTCAAAATCTTTTACTGACTTGCTATGGTCAAGGTGCTTATGGGTGCATAACACACCCACAACATCTTTGACATTCCAATTCAAGCCTTTTTTAATCTCCTTAATTGGGATTCCGCAATCAAGGATAAGCGTTTCTCCACTGTCGGAAGTTAGCAGATAGCAATTTCCGGCTGATGATGAGCCTAAACATTTTAATCTCATACTCACGCCTCGATTTCATCATCCTGTGGGAACTGAAAAATAATATTTCTATGGTAAATTCCATGCGTAAATTCTATGGCTTCATTTATCCATGCTTCTCTAAGCATTTCCATAGCCTTAATTGCCTTTGCTTCGGTGGAATATTCAGCAATTTGCATGTCATCACTAAGCGACTCAACGCCTGTTAAGTTTTTATTCAGAAAATAAATTCTTGACTTGAATCTCTGAATAATCACCTCTTCATATGGCATATCCATTGTTCCATCCTGTGAAATTACTCTCATACTCAATCTCCTTATCTAAAAAATAAAAACCAGACCAAAGCTACAATGCTATCAATTAACGCAAGACAAAAGCTGATAAGCAACAATACAAGTCCAAATGTTAATTTTGGGAGTTTACCACCTAATGCAATAAGCGCCTTTTCCGAAAGTGTTAAATTTGCCCTTACAAAAAACCTGATTATCAAAAAGACAACCCACAATAAAATCATTAGTTTAACAAAAATCATATTTCCTCCTTATTCTGCCTGCATGAATGGCGGTAGCTCCTCTGACTGCTTGTCGGCTGTGCCGGTCGGCTCTACATCAATTATGTTGTCCTCGTCAAAATCAACACTATTTGCGTTTTCTTTGATTTCATCAGCAACAACCTTTTCTGTATCAAGTTTTACATCTGATGCATTTTGAAATTCCTCTTGTGCATATAAACCTTGAAAACTATCTGGAAACGCTTCTCTTAAGGCCTGCACAACAGCTACTTTTCTAATCATTGTGGCTGGTTTTTTCGCCCATTGGCTGTTAAGCGAACCATCTTTTTTTCTTCCTGCGTACTCATCAAAGCCTACTGACTGATACTCGTCCTCTTTTCCGTCAATAAAGATTTTCGCCCAGCCACCTACGATAGTTTCGTTAGGTAAAACCATTGTCCCCTCTCGCTCTTCAACAGCTCCGTCCTTTTTAATTACAATAATTCCTGCTTTCTTTCCCTTATATCGTGGGTTTGCATTGGCTCTCTTTGTAAAAACGTCTTTTCCAGTAACTATTGTGGCTGGGTCGTTGCTTCCATACTTAATAAGGTATGCTTCTCTCAAAAACGGATTTAAGTGCTGGTATCTGCATAATGACATGAACATCATTACTTCTCCGTCAGATACATTACCACCGCCACTTACAAGGTATCTTTTTATCATTGTTGGAGAAATTTTTACCATTTCCCCATTTGATTCATACTCAACTATCTGTGTATTCTCTGCCATAATTAATCCTCCTAAATCTCATTGAAAGCCTGAACCGCAAACAGTTCATTAGCTGTCTGCTTGATTAGAACTCCGTCAGATATGACTGTATACATATATCCGTCATACTTAAGCTCTACAGTATGTTTCTTGCCACCCATGTAATAATTTCTCTTCTTAATACTCATTTCTATACCTCACTTTCTTCAAACTCTTTTAACCGTTCTGCTAACTTCTTGCACTCTTCTGCTACATATTCCTCTGTGCGAATTGTCAACCCATCAATGCGAAATCTGTCTTCACACTCAATCTGCATAGCAAGGCGCTCTCTGTAATTAGGAAATCTCTCATAAGCGAGTTCAAGTTCTTTTGCATCATCGCAATGTGCGCAGTCAAAACCAAACCACCATAAATCACTTTCTACCGGATAGTTTGAATTTTCTCCGCCATCCGCAAAAGTAATGCCACCATGGCATGAAAAATATGCTTCAATTCGTATTCTTTCGTCTTTATCAAGGCAGGCTCCAAGCAAAGGGAAAATACCGCTTATTTTTCGGTCTCCAATATCTGCTTTCTTAATTTCAAGATAGTCTGAATACTCTTTACCATATAAAGGGTGGTTTTTAGGAATGCCTACATATCCGCACCTATGCCCCATCACATTGAATGTAACGACACACTTATATCCTGCGTGTTCAAACTCTTGTTCCACAATATATCTATCATTCTTCATATCACATCGCCTCAATCACAAGCTCTTTGTCCTGTGTATGCTTTAACAAGATTAGCTGGTTATCAATCTGTGGTATTCTCCAATCGTCAACGCTTTCCGTATCATCGATAATAATTGGAAAATTAACATTTGCCACTTTCTGAAAAGCCCGGCATATGTCAACTTCTGTCAGCATTCTTGCGCCATGATTTAGGTTTCTTGCATATGCTTCACCATTGTAAACAAAGTCGCAGCACTCCTCGGTATCACCATTTAAGAGTGGTCTAAACAGCTTTGCTGTGGCAAAATTCAGATACTTATTAACGTCAGCCTGTAAGAGTTCGTTTTTCTTACGTGTAAACTCTTTCAGTAAATCAAGCTTTCTTTCCCAATCGGCAATCTCCTGATTGAGGTCGGTTCTCTTATCTTCAAGGTCGGCTATGCTATCGTCTATACGCTTGTTATTTGCCACACCAAGCTCAATCTTTGTATCAACTGACGATACTTGCCTTAACAGTTCGTTTCGCTCGTTTTTGAGCTTTCTGATAAGCTCCGATGTATCGTTTTCATCTGCAAGAGCTTTCTCTTTTTCCTCGATTGTATCCTTAAGTGCCTGATACTCACTGTTGCCTGTCATATCAACATCAGTAGGTACCATTCCAAGCTCTTTAGCGATGTTATCACGTTCAAACTCGTCAGCAACAGTATCACGCTTTTCTGTCAGCTCCTTAAGTTCTGCTTCAAGGTCAGCTATTTCTTTCTTCTTATCCTCAATAGCCTGTTTGAATTCCTTGCTGTCACTTGATAATGAATTACCCTTATCCTCAAGCTCTTTAAGCTTCTTCAATTTTTTATCGCTAAAATCAGTTCTCAAACTCTCTATTGTATCTTCCGGCAATCTCTGACCGCACATCGGACAATTAACACTGCTTTCATCAAAGGAAAGCGCCTTTGCTTTTTTCCAGTCAGCACGTACCTTTGCTAAGTCTCTTGCGCAATATTCAATCTCTCTTTCAGAGGTTTTAATGCTAGTCTTTCCGGCTCTTATCATTGACTCTGTTTTGCGGATTGAAACATCGAAGCCGTCAATCTGTAACTGTAGTTCCATGCGCTTTTTCTGATTGTCGGCATTGGCTTTTCTCTCCATATCTGAAAGCTCAAATTTAAGGTTCATAATGTCCTCTGTAGCTTTCTGCTTATCCTCTAAAATCTTGTTGTAGTCGGACAGCTTATCTTCAATTTCCTTAAGCTGTGGCTCATAGGTTTTCTTTTGTAATTCAAGCTCTGCAAGGTCTGTATACTCATTGGTAGAATGAATTGTATCAATCCTTGTTGAGATTTCGTCTCTTTCCTTGACAAGTCCTTTTGAGCCATTCCTACCACCTGTGCCGTTCAGCTTGCCACGGCATACTTTTTTGAGCTGGTCTACATCCCCATCGTCAAACATTGGCTTAAGTTCGGCAAACTGTGGAAACATATCGCAGATTTCTTCATCAGTATGTGTTCCAAAATAGCTTGCAAGCGCTAATCTCTGCTCTGCCTGTGACTTGTTAAGCAGTGTCATGGCATTTAAGCAAAATGGTAATACTCCAAGCTCTGCCATGTTGTCATTGATGTACTGATTGTAGTCAGCCATCTTGTACGGTACATCATTGATTGAGTAATCAGTAACACTGCCTGTAATCTCGCCCTTTTTGTTGCGTTTCTGCCTTGTGATTTTTTTCAAAGTCTTTGCTTTTCCGTCAATCTCGAATGTAACAGCTCTTACAATGTCAACATCGTCAATCTCGACTCCGTTTTCATCATGTGGTCTTATGCCTGTAATCTCTCTGTCATTCTCATCGTGGCAATTCAGTACATCAAGAATAATTCTCTTAACTGTTGATTTGCCGACTTCATTCTGACCGGACAATACAGTTTTCATTGAAAAATCTGTGTCTAATGTGTTTTTGCCATAGAATTTACAAAAATTCTGCGCAAATACATGTGTAATCTTCATTGCGTTTCCTCTCTTTCTATTTGTTTATGGTTTTTAAAATCAAATTTCCGTGTAGGCTTGATTTTTTAACTACTCTTAAGTATGAGTCCGACTCCGATACAAAAAGCCACTCGCTCGCCACGTAATGAGCCTTGTTGAGCAATAGCTTCTGCTCTCTTGTTAATGGTTTCAATCGGCATCTTGTATCACCCAGCCTAATCCGTCTTACATTGTCGCTCATTTAGTTTCTCCATTTCTTTATCTAGTAACGCTTGAAAGTCAAATGATTTGTCCTCGTGCCGTTTGGCTCGATATAGTTCTTGTAGGTAATCGTTAGCACTCTGACGCTTCAATTGGCTACCAATCGCAGTAGATGTCAAGATTTCCATTTCCGCTCCCTTCGTCATATACAATTCCTTGTATGCCTATTGGAGTATCAACTACAGTTCCGTGTGGTAAATCATCACTTGCAATTACTACATATTCGTTTTCATCTACAACAAGTCCATACTCATTCAGATGTCTGCCCGGAATATTAAGTCCGCCACCCGGTAACACTCTCTGTGAGTACCACGTATAAGTGTAATTGCCGTATCGGACTCGCCCTAGCTTCTTAAACCGGCTACAACTGTATTTCTTACGGCAAGTCGCTGTTGGCTCTTCATAGGCCTGCTCAACTACAGCCGGCTCATTCTCAACTACTGTTGGTTCAATCTTTCCTAGCATTACATCATTTAAATAGGAAGTAACTCCGGCTGTCAGCTCAACTTTGCTATCTGCTTTCACTATTGGCTTTAAGGTCATAATTCCAATCGTTGAAATTGATAACATCAATATCAGGTTTCTTTTTCTCATGCGGTTCGCCCTCCTCTATGAGACATATTGCAATCAGTATCAGCCAAAATACTGTTACGATTGCTCCAACGATGATACTCGCTGTCTTAATTCCGTATGCCACCGATAATCCAAGGAAAAATGCAAATGCCAATGCTCCGAAAATCGAATAGCCACAGCCGGTGTAAAACTTCTCTTTTAAAGTTCTTTTTCTCATGCAATCACCTCACTACGCAAAACTCTGTTGAGCGTTTGCGTCCTGAATAAGCTCATCAAGATACTTAGGCACGACATAGCAATCAATGAACTCATGCACATCGTCTATATACTTTCTCTTGATACTCTTATAAGTAGATACGCAACCATACTCACGCTTTAGCTGTGTCCATATATCAGAAAATGTCTTATGTCTGATACTGTTATCTCTGTATGCTTCGCTCTGCTTGCCACCAAGAATATTTACAACTCTGCGCTTAACATGCTGTTGTATCTCGTCAATATCGCAACTGTAAAGCGGTACATTTTCCTTAAGCTCGCTCACGTCGTCTTTAATGTCGTTTACTTTCTGCTCTAATTCTGTATAGCCCTGTGCCAAAAGCTGTATCTGACCGCCTGTTGTCTTTGGCATACCATAACTGCCTGTCTTTCTGATTGACGGAAGTACCTCTGCTGTTACCCACTTGCGAAACTTCTTAGCGTTGGGTTTATCACTTCTAAGAATTACTGCATACAGACCACTTTCTGTTATGAAGTTTGTCTCTCCAGCTCGACTGCCTAGATTTAATCTAGTCAGTTCATCTTCATCTAATCTCTTTGCTACATCTGTAGCGTTTTTGATTTCCAATGCCTTGCAAATATCAATTAAGCAAAACATAGGTTCATCATTTACTACTGCCGTTCGAACTTCTCCGAACTCTTCATTATTGAAAATTTGTAAATCGTTCATGTTTTCTCCTTTCTGTGGTATAATCCTCTTATTCTAAATAAGAAAAGAGGTGTAAATATGACTACTGAACAATGCGTGTCAGCTTATGCTACTGCCAAAATCTGTGGTTTCAACGGCTCTTATAGTGATTTCAAAAAACTGTACGACCAATACTGTGATGAAATTATCAAAACATTGCCTAATGAAAAACCACAACTAGCAAAAGTTGAACCAGCTAGCAATCCATTCCGTACCCTGAATTACTTCTAAAAGTTTCAATTACTGGGGAAATGGCGGTAAGTACTTTAATTGACAGTTCAATGTCGGTTTCTTCTGGGCGCTTATCGCCACTTTTGATTTCTCTGTAATCATCAATAATATCCATGGCGATATGCTGTGCGAATTCATCAATGCTGATGTATCGAGAATCCTCTTTTTCAGCAATTACACTTTTTCCGTCCTTGTCTGTTATTGTGTATCTCTCTTTACTCATTCCTACTCCTTTCCCTCTAAAGTCTTTGGCTCCAAAAACTTATCCGCACCAACTGATAACGCTCCGCAGATTAGCTCATACTCGTTGAAGTCTAATCTTCTGTTGCCATTGAGTGATAAATTCAACTTCTGAACAGGAATACCTGTCTTACTAGCAACAAAAGTCTGTGTAATGCCGTTATCCTCTAAGTAAGTTTTAATTTTCTGTCCTACGCACATATTCTTTTCTCCTTTCTGTTTTGTTTCGGTTTTACCGAACAACTGTATTATAGTTTCGGTATCTCCGAATGTCAAGAACTTTTTTCGGTTTATCCGAAATTTTTTTCTTGACTATCCGAAATTTTTATATTATTATCAATATTAGAAAGGAGGTATTCATATATGACTTTTGGTGAGAAAATAAAAACTGCAAGGATTTCTAAGCACTACACTCAAAGGCAACTTGCAGAATTAATAAATGCAAAACATAATTCAATTAGTGATTGGGAAAAAGATAAGTCCAAACCCGACATGGACACAGTAGAATTGATATGTGGTGTGCTTGATTTAAGCCCCGGATATTTAATGGACAGTGTAAAGACATCTGCCCCAAGCTCCGAGCTATCGGACACATATACCGAGCTTATAGAGTTATACTCAAAGCTATCAGAAGATAGTCAAAAAGCTATAATGCAGATTTTGAGAAATTTAAAATAAGGGGGATTTATTATGTATGTAATACTTTTAGTGATTATGCTTGTGGGATTGTTTGTTTTACTTGAAAAATTAGTAGATATAGATAATAGTAATAGTAAGAATACAAAGTATAATGAACAAGGGCAGAAGTGTTGTCCATATTGTGGCTCGACACATTTTCAGTATGCCGGTCAACAAATTTATGGTGCTCGTCCCGAAAAGACGAAAACTAGGTACACGGCAAATCTAAATCCACTCCGACCTTTTACGCTTGTTAATAAAAAAGAGAAGGTTGTGAAAAAGGCAAGAAGCGGATATGCCGTTCACGAATTTATCTGTTTGAATTGTGGTAATCGTTTCAGATAAATCCTTTTGCAGAGGTAGGCTTTTCCTACCTCTATTTTTTATCCCCACCGCTTAATTGCCGACTTTATGAAGCCTAGCAAAAAGCCGAGCAGTTTTTCATTTTCAATGCTATCGATTAGTTTCTTTATTTCATCCTTATATTCCATACAATACTACCTCCGATACATCAATTATAGAACATTTGTTCTTAAACGTCAATAAGGACGGCAGAAAAATCCACCGCCCTACCGAAACTTGAAGAGTTCTCTTATTTGAGAACATCATTACTGTAGCACTTTAAAGTATATTATTGTGTCGAAACGTGCCGACTATACAACTTTTTGCGAAGTAATGTACTCATATTCCTCTTGCGATATTTTACCGCTTGCCACCCTGTCAAGTAGTTCTTCTTTTGTTACTCTGCCACTCTCATATAGCCTTTTAAGGCTTTCAACTAAAATTCTCATATTAAAGCACCCCCTCATCCATTAACTGCCTTGTATAGTTGTCTATTGCTTCCTCATCGGAGTGTTCGTTAATTTCTTTTGCCTGTTCCATAGCAATAAGATACTGCGAGTATTCTTCCTGTGTCAGCTCGCGCTCCTCGTACTCCCAGTGCTTAGGCTTGTAAGTAAAATCGTCCTCACTCCCTGTTGCTTCAACCGATTTAATGTTTTTTCGCTGATAAACGATATTCGGAGAAGATGTTGTGTCAATGTCAAGTGGTTTATCCGATTGCATACTTTCTACTAGCTTGTATTCTGTCATATTCAATACACCTTACCTTTCTGTCAATTGTTGAAATTTTATATTTTAGTTCTCAAAATCTGTAAATATCTTAATGATTGCAAGTTATTTGTAGGAAAGAGAAGCTCCGGTGTGCCACCCCCAGTCACTATCCGTTCTGCTCAAGTCCATGTAGAACGCGCCACAATGCCAATTGTAGGCCAGGGGGCCACCGAAAAGAGCAAAGGCTATAATTGCAATCTTGAACTGACAGCCGTCAGGATAATAGGTCGATGACGAGCCTGTAATCACTGTCGGGAACATGCCTAATGCCGTATACAGCATATCTCTGATATATCCACCGCTTGTACCACTAGGAGTCGAATTAGGTATCTCGATATAACCGGTTCCGTCAGTGTTGTAATTAGTTGCACTGCTTCCATCTTTTGTTGACGGAGACAACTTGACTTTTGCTATACCATTAGCAAGGATAAGTCCGGCTGTTCGTCTCCACTGATTGCCGTAGTAATTCTCCATACCAAACACTTTAACTCCGGCTCCTCCGGCATTCTCACCCCAAAATAGTCCTTTGTCGTTCATTGTGCCAGTCTTAAGAAGGAAGTGCTCGCCGTCGGCAAGGTCGCTCATGCCTCGACCGAATACATCTTGTGTGTCGGTAGATTTTCCCATGATAATAAGCAAAATATTAATCAAGAGTCTGTCAACGTACTGCTCGATTTCATAGCCTGTACCATTGGTTCTTGCATATGTCATTTCTTGACTGGCTGTTTTTGATTTAATAACTGTTTGACCGCTTATCGAGCGTAACTTATTGTTGCTGTCAAGCGAGCCATTATAAATCGGTGTATAAAAATGAGATTTTTCATTGCCGTTAATGTCGATGAAGTTTAGATTTTTAAAATCTTTATCAGCTTGATAGTTAGCAACATAAAGGCTTGCACTGTTTGGATTGCCTTTGTCAGGCTCAATCTTCCACCATATGATGTCTGTACCATTGCCCCATTCCATCATTGCATTTCCATCGTAATCAATGTTTGCTATATCTGAAGCACTGCCGTCTATTTTTTTAGTTAAATCGTTTTCGTTGAGGTAATAGTCAACCTGACCGTTTGTTTTAAGCATACATGGCTTTGGCATAAAAAAGGCATTCGCCCATGAACCATAATCAAAAGTTCCGCTCGCGAAATTCATGGTTGCCGGAGTCGTGCCTACTGCGTCTGCTAAATATCTGACTCTTGTTTTTGGGTTGCTATCTGCGCCGTTGATGTGAACACCATAAATAACTCTTCCCTCGCTTAATTTTGCGCCAAGGGCTTTAATACTCTCAACAATCGCTTGCCCTGTTGTGTCTGATATAATGTCTATTCCGCTCATATTAGTCCTCCTTACTTACGTTAAGCAATCCGGCACTTGTCACAGAAAAAGTAATGCCTCTTCCATTCGCTTTCTGCTCGACAAGTCCAGCTTGTTGCTCTGCTTTTTGTGCCGATTTTTGAGCTTGTGAAGCAGAGTTACTTGCCGAGGTAGCTTTTTCTGTCGCAGTTTGTGCCGATTTTTGAGCTTGTGAAGCAGAGTTACTTGCCGAGGTAGCTTTTTCTGTCGCAGTTTGTGCCGATTTTTGAGCTTGTGAAGCAGAGTTACTTGCCGAGGTAGCTTTTTCTGTCGCAGTTTGTGCTGATTTTTGGGCTTGTGACACGGATTCTGCTATGCCGTCAAGATAATCTTGAATAAGTCTTTGAATTTCGATATTAAAGTCTTCAACAGTTCCCATTCGCTTAACTATTCCGGGTGCGAAACACATCCATATCTGCTGTTTTTTCGTGTCGGAGTCGGTCGATACCGCCCATTCTCCGGCTTTCATTTTTGAGGGGTCAAATTGCGCGTATGCCCCTCGTCTCATTTGAATTGCCATAAGCTACACCTCGCTTTCATCAATGCTTAATTTCTGACACAATCTTGAAAACTTATCTTCCAATTCATCTATGTGTTTTTGCATTTTATCAATCTTCTGCTCGTCTCCGGCGAGTCTTAAGATTAGAAATTGTTCATAGTTCATGCCGTAGTACAGTGTATCATCATCCGATGTTGCTTTATTCTTGAAAATCATATTAAGGTTTTCATCGACATGTCCTTTATCTTTAAGATTCTCGATTATATCCTGTGCCATTGCACCAAAATATAACGGTTTGTCTGAATATCCTTGTCTATTAAGATTGTATTGAAATAAATTAACCGAGCCTACTGCGTCAATATAATCTTGATTGATTGCTACGATATTCTTTTTTAAGCGTTTATCTGATGAACTCCATACCCAAGTAACATCAACTTGGAAACTTAAGGCACTGCCATCCCAGCCACAATGGTATTTATGCTCTGTTGTGTCACCACACATCGCGTATCCTCTATCGGTTTCTCTAAATTTATCAGAGCCTATCTCTTGAGCATACATTGTCTGTGCACCTATAGAGCCTGTGGCTCCATAAAGTGTAATCAAATTCTCATCATTTTTAACAATTCGCAAGACCGCGCCATTCATCCAAAGTTCATAATTGTTTCCTGAATTGTCAGTAGCCGTTAAATCAATCGTTGAATTACTTAAATTTCCTTTCAGTGCAATACTTCCACCGGACATGTTAAGATTTGAAGTAGTTACTTTTCCACTACTGTCAACTGCAAACACTCCATTTCCAATGTTAATCGTACCACCATTAAAATCGCTTGCCGTAACAGTTCCGGCATATATATGTGGTGAAATAACATACTGATTGTTAATTTCTGTGTAGCCAATATTGTTTTTTAATTCGTTTAAATCTTTATAGAAATTTAATCGAGCATATTCAGCTAAATCATCATTTGTTATAAAATCAGCAATCTGTTCCGGCACAACATATCCTTTGTTCTCAACCGCGCTCATGGTAGTGTAACCGGCGCCATTCGTTAAATCGTTGGTGTCTGTTGGTATACTTGGCTGATTAGAGATATTATTCCATGATATATTAACTCCGTCAGCAAGCGTAATGCCCTTGTTATCAAGCGTAATCAGAATTTTTCCGTTTGCGTCTTTGACATACTGCTTGCCGTTTACGTTATTCTCACCACCTAAAGTGAGTGTGCCACCATGTGCCCAATCAAAATTAATGCCGATAGCCGACATAATATTGAAAATAGCGTTTCCGTCTTTATCAATTCCGGCTCTCCATGTCTTGCCATAATCATTTGATACAGCCATGCCATTAGCTGTCATTTTCCACTGTATATTGCTCGAATTAAGGTCGACTTTATTGTGCATAATATAAATAATTGAGCCATCTTCTTGTTTCTGCTCGGTCTTAAAAAGTCCAAGTGATTGAGACATTAACTGCGTCAGTAATTGCATTTGCTTGTCATATACACTTAGTTGTGCCTGTACGACTTTCCTAGCCTGTACGATAGCCTTTGTCTCGTTACTGAATTTATCAGCGCTATTCCTTGAAGCATTTTCAGCGTCACATGAAATTTTTGTACCGCTTCCAACTGTAAATGTTCGGTTAGAAATAAAACAACTATAGGCATTCTGCTTGCGGTCTGTCACAAGTGCCACATCTCCGCTCTCAATCAGTGGGTTTGACAAGAGCGTAGCGTCAAGAGGTCTGAACCTCATGCCACCTATTTTTTTGAAGATATAATTTGCAACTGTCTGTGCCTTGCCTGCCGAAATAAACGGATTATCAGAGATTGAGACTGCATATCCCTCTTTTCCGGCAAGTACATTAACATCTTTTGCCTTATCCTCTTTTGAGGTTACAGTTACCTTTACCCCGGTGATAACAACATCATCGGTCGCAACATTCAAGTCTTTTTGCGTATAAATATTGTGGTAATTTCTCGCTTCTGTAAATGTTCCGCCATCAGCACTATCTCCATCAGAATACTTAAATGTTCCACCATCAACACTATCTCCGTCAGAGTATGGTGTAGTTTTCGTGCTAAAAGTTCCACCATTGTAATTTTGGCTTTCAAACTGGCTCATATCATACCAACCGATAAGTAATTCACCATCGTGACCGCACTTGCCCCATAATCCGCTTAATTGCAAGATGTAAGCTATCGCCTGTCCATATGTGAGTTTTTGATTGTCACTTGGTATCTCGTTAATCACGTAATCAGAGTTGTCGAATCTCGCCATAGTAAAAGGTACATCACACTTAATGCAAGCGTCTCTGACTACCTCATAAGATGTCGTAGGGTAGCTTAAATTGCTGTCATACTCACGATTGAAATTATTAATATTATCAAGGCAAGTAAGCGTTATGAGTGAGCCGTCATAGCTTGTTTCACTGACTCTATACTCACCGATTTTTAGTTTTTCACTTGTGCCGTCAGAAAAGCTTTTTGAAACATATGCTGTTACGCTTGCCTTGTCAAAATCATACTTGCTGTAATCCTCGTAAATGTTATTCAGCTTAATTTTCAGTTTTCCGGCAATCAAAGCCCCGATTGTGAAAGTGCCATTGCTTGATGTTGAGTCATTGACCTCGAAGCCATTCGCCCACAACTCACTATCACTAACAGGGATTTTTTCACCATTAGTTGTAACTATGTCGGCAAAGCAATTTACGTTTATATCATTGTCAAGTATTACTGCCCTTTGCCATTTAGCTGATACGTTTAGCATTTAATCACCGCCTTATTCTTCTATGAGAGGAAAGCTTAATACCTCATACCTCTTATTACCAACAGTCCATATCTTGATAGGTGCAGTTCTGTCACCCACATAGAATGTACGTGTTTCATCAGTTCCGCTCATAGCGTCAGGATATGTTACTCTGATATATTCCGGATTTACCATTTGAAGTATCTTTGCTGTCCTAGCCTTGTCTGTACCATTCCACGACAATTTAAGTTGCCGTTTCTGCGCTATTCTATTCTTGTGCATTTTGCCGTCCTGTGTACGTCCACTATCGCTTGCAGACACATCAATCAAGCCCCATTCAAAGCTTGACGGAGTAGGTAATTCCACTCCGTCTACTAATATCATCGCCATATGTACATCACCTCACATAAAAAGACACCCACGCAAGGGTGAGTGTCTTAGCCAAATTCATTTGCTACGATATATCGCTGTCCATGCTTTGCTTTGCCTACCTGTGTCATACGATAGAGCGTTTCACTGTCGCACTTAAACACATTTTCGATGATAGGTGCAGAATTTCCACCAGTGTTAGAGTTCATCATTACTTGTGCCATGCCCTCCATGACAGCCTGCTTAATTCCCTCTGTAATCTGTTGATTATTTGCTACCACGTTTTTGCCGTTTGAGAATTTACCTATCATCTCATTATGGTTTGCTAAAAACATTCCATCCTCGCCCTTTGGGAAACCGCCTTGGCGATAATACCTAATAGATATTTTCGGTAAACTGAATTTTCCAAAATCTTCCCAACTTACTGACAGGTGAGGGATTTTAATTTTTGCCGTTATGCTCGGTAAACTAATTCCTCGCCAAACACTAGGCAGATTATTCATCTTCCTTTCTGTTCCACTCATGGAATTGTTTGTGTTTGCGAGTGACCTACTGGCTTTAGCTGCAAAATCTGAAAATGAGCTTTTAGCGCCATTTGTGCTCGAGTTTGCCTTGTCTTGCATTTCCCCCATTTTCGCCTTGTTGCCATTAATAGAGTTGTTTATTGAGGCAAGGAATCCCAAAAGTCCGTTTTTAAGCCTTGAGAAAGCACTTTGAGAATTTGTCGAGCTTGTACTTGACTTGTTCTCCATCTCTCCCATTTTGCCTTTAGTTCCGTCTATGCCGGAGTTTATATTGCTAAATGCCTGTCCTAGCGCGTTTGCAAGTCCGTTAAACACACCCTTTGAATTGGTTGTGCTTGTACTTGACTTGCTTTCAAGTTCTCCCATTTTATTCTTGGTTCCGTCTATTGCCGAATTTGTACCGCTTAGAGAGTTTTTTACACTATCACTTGCGGTTTTGTGAGACGAACTAATGTCGTTTGTATCGTCTTTTGTCTTTTTCCTGTATTCGTCAAGTTTGCGTCCGGCTCCCGAAATATGTTCGCTCGTTTTTCCTACGCTTTTTCCGACACCATTCTGCATATCCTGTACAGCTTGGTCTACTTCTTCTCCGTATCTTTTGACATCATCTTTTGTCACCTTTGCGCTTTCACTTATAAGTGGCAATTCTACAAAAGGCAGTTTATTTAACTTTGTAATAATTCCGTTTATGAAGTCTACTAGCCAGTTATTTACATCTGTTACAAGGTTTCCGCCAAACTTTGCCAAATCTCCCGAAATATATGTCAATAAATCAGTCCACCAACTTGTATCACTTAGGTTTTTGAAAATATCCCCCCAAGTGACATCTGTTCCGGCTATCCAGTTTCCCACTGCTAAGCCTATGTTTGCGGCGGCGAGCACTATAGCTACAGAAATGGATATTTGCCATGAAGCACCGAGTAGTTTAGCTCCAAGTCCTGCCATTAAAGGTGAAACAATGGAATTAACATCAGTTCCTTTTGAGTCAAAAAACAGCGAAACACCATCTGCCGCAAGGACTAATCCGACTTTTGCAGAAACGCTTGATAGTTTTGACGATAATAGTGCGCCAACTTTTCCGTCTATTCCTGTTAATTTTGCAAGAGCAAAACCGGCTACAATCGTTGCGCTCAAAGGGTCTTCTTTGAACCAATTTGCAAGCCCTGTTATAATGCCCTCTGCAAGTCCATTAACAAGCTCGTGAACATCTTGGAAAACTCCTATCCAATCAATATTGGCAAAAAACGTACCAATTTGAGTACCGATTTCAGCCCAATTTGTACGTTCTACTGCTGTTGTTAGAGTTGTGAGTATTCCTTTAGCCCATGTTGATATAGTCTGCCCCAATAAAGCAAAATCAAAATTCTCAAAAAATCCATTAATGCCATTAGCAATCGACAAGCCAAAATTAGTCCAGTCGAATGTTGTGCCGAATGAATTGAGAAAATGCAAAGCTGTGTTCAGTGAACCAGCTATTGTTGCACCCAAATCGTAAAAGAGTCTTGGGCTGATTAAGCCATTAAGGAAGTCTGCAAGTCCTTTTCCGAAATTGTCAGCTTTCTGATATATCTTCTTCCAATCAATGCTCTCCATAGCGCTTGCAAGAGCGTCACCGATGTACTTTCCGAGTGAGTAAAGGTCTTTGATTGATGATTTGTATTTTTCGAGCAATCCATCAGTCTTTTTCAGCGAACTGTCAACACCACCGCCAGCTCCGCCACCACCTGAACCACCACTGCCTGAACCTCCACCACTGCCACTATCGCTGTTATCGTCAAGTGCGTGTATCTCGTCTATGCTAAGCAATGTCTTTTTCAGTTTTTGGGCTTTTTTATTCGACTTATCGGCACTATCACCAATATCGCCTACTCCGCCAGCTATGTCCTCCATGCCGTCAGCCGTGGCACCGCGACCGCTTATTTCGATAGTCCATCCAAAGATTGCTCCGAGTGCGTCAGCTACAGTTCTTGTGAAGCTGATAACCTTGAGCATTACTTTACTTAAGGCTTGGACAAATGGCTTTAAAGCATTGATTATTACGCTACCTATGATACTGCCCCATGCTTGGAACTCTTGCTTAAGGACTCTTACACTGTTAGCCCAAGTGTTGGCGGTCTTAGCAAAATCACCTTGCGCAGCTTGCGTATTAGCCATGACATAATTGTACCTTAAGAGTACCTTTTCAGCTTGCGTCATTGACTTGATATTTGCGTCAAGTCCGTTTTTCATAGCCCACTCTGAAAGTGTGGCTTGTGTTAAATCAAGTCCGTATCTCCTTAATGGTGCGATTGTTCCCGAAAAAATGGATTGTAAGCTCTTTGCAACATCAGCTTGATCTACATCATAGAATGAAGCCATATCACCAGCTAATCTTGTAAGGTTAAGCGACATATCAGCCATACTGTCTGTAGTCTTGTATAGCGTGTTATTTTGGCTCATAAGAGCTTTATTTGCCACTGCCGTACCATTTGCCACTTGTTCTGATGAAATACCTATAGAAGTTCCTAACGCTTGGAAACGGCTTGATATTTGCTTGACTGTCAGCTCCGACATTCCTAAGTCTTGAATTGATGTTTTTGTAAAATCATCAACCTTACTTGCCATATCGCCAAACGTGGTATCTACTACGTTTTGAACCTCTGTTAATTGGCTCGCTAAATCAACTGCACCGCCTATTTTTCCGACAGCTCGCATAACTAACCAATAAGTTGCGTAAAACTTACCGATAGTTGAAGCTAAGCCCCTGAATCCACTTCTTGTACTCTTAATTGACTTGCTCGTGTTTGAAAAGCTCGTTACAAGCGACCTACTAGCCGAACCGACTTTTGAGCCTTGCTGTGACAGATTAGCAAGTGCATTAGTCATTTGAATAATGTTACTGTTGACTCTCGGTGCGTTAGATAATGTTGTCATTACCTCTTTCAAGGCACTGCCAAGGTTCCTGATATTATCCGCAGCATAGCCGGCTGATTTTGAACCGAGCTTTGAAATTGAAGCTGTTAGCTGTGTAATCTCTGCTGATTGCTTTGAAATATTTGCAAAGCCCGACAGTTCTGTTGCCATGCTCTTCAAAGCACTTGCCGAGCTGACAAGTCTTGCAGTATCAAGGTTGCCGAGCTTTTCCATGTTAGTCGCAATCTTGCTAAAGGTACGTGTGTCAATACTGCTCACACTTCTAAGTGATGTTGCAAGTTGTGACATTCCACTCGCAAAATTGCTTATGCTTGTACCATTGAGGGAATTGAGAGTACTTCCAAGTCCTTGCAACTTACTTTGTAAGTTGCCTATGGCTTTTGTTGCTTGTTGCGCGTCCGACTTGATTTGAAGCTCAATGCTCTCTGCCATTTTCTCACCCCCCTGTAATAAAAAAGAGCTACCCTAAAGTAACTCTCATGTATTTAGTCTTTGAGCAGATAGTATGTCGTAATCAATCCAACATATCCATCTTGCTTAAGTCCTCTATTCTTTTGAAATACTTTGACACATTTAGTGAGATAGTCCGTCCACTTGCCGTAATCAGTATCAAGCTTGTAAAAATGATACTTGTCATGCAGAGTTTTTCTCAGCCACTTAATGGCTGTCGGGCAGTTATGTCTCTGACCGCTCCACAAATTGTGGTTTTTAGCAAATCTCTGTGAATTAACTCCAAATCTGCCATCCTCTTTAAGCTCATTTGTGTCAAATCCGATGTTCATGGCATGTTGCCATTTTCTTACATCATCATTATCGAGGTAATATTCCTCATTGCCTTTCCAAGCGTTATCCTTTACCGGAATTACTATTGGTGTCGGAGTTGCTATTGGTGCCGGATTATTCTTTATTCCATCGTCTTTATCAAGCTCAATGTATAGTAAGTTAGCGTCAGTACTGTTATTCAGACCGCTACAAGTAAATGCACTTGAATACTGCCAGCCATACAGAGAATGTTGAATAACAGGCTTCTTTGCGCTGTTAGGCTCATCACCAATAGACATTCCCTTGGTTGACGGATAACGTGCTATCCAAAACGGACAATTAATCTGATTTGCGTATGGCGCAATGTACTGATTATAAAAGCTAAGCCCTGTGTATACACCAAAGTTAAGACCGGCACTCTTGATAACACTCTGATATGTGTTGATAATATCAATAAGTGTCTGTCCGAGTCCTTGCTGACATTTATCTTCGACATCTAACCAAACAAAGGTTTTTCTTCCGTTAAGTGTCTGAATGACCTTGTTTGCGTCTGTCTTTGCCTTATCTGCTGTTGTAGCGTATGAGTAGTTATAAACACCTTGTATCGGCATTCCTACATCAGTACAGCCTTTCCAATTTTGCTCAAAGGTTTTATCCGGATTAAGGTCTTTGCGGATTATTTTAAGGATTGCAAATTGCACCCCCACCCACTTAACCTTACTCCAATCAATATTTCCTTGATATGACGATACGTCAATTCCTTTATATGCCATATTTTCACCTCATTAATCAGGACTTTCAGGTAATCCTGACTGTCTTAATGCGTTAATTCGTTGCTTCATTTCATAAACGGCAATTTCCTCATTAGACTCCTTGTATTTAGGCTCGTTATCTTCTGAGTGTTGCTCATTTAACGATTTTTCGATGTATTTTGCTCTTGCCTTGTCGCCATTTAAGGCTCTGTCGATAGCTGTAAGAGTTGCGCTTAATCCGTATGTGCCCCACCAAGCCCACATGTTGGAGTCAGCTTCTTTTTGCTCGAGCATATAAGCCTTTGAATAAGGCTCTAAATCAGCCGGACAAGACATATCTATGTCCTCAACGCTAAATCCATAGCCTTTAGTTACCAAGAGCCAATATGGGCAGATTTCGTTGCAATATACTTCCCATGTAAGCTCTTTTACTTCTTGATTGGTTTCTTCTTGGCTGTCTGCGCCTCTCTCGCCAGCATCTTTGATAAAAAACTGTTTTTCTCCATTTCAGCCGACAAATCGTTGTAGAGTGACATTATATCTCCACCCTCTTCATTCTCTGGGTCGAGATAATTGTCAAGCAAATCATACATCTTCGCTAATTGCTTCTCTTTTGCTTCTTTATCGTCAAAATCAAAGCCAAATTCGTCAGCGTGAAACTTTTGCAAGCCCACGAGCAAAAACTCCGGTAAAAATCCAAGCATGTTGTCAATGACTTCAAGTCCCTCGCCCTTTTGCTCCATTCCTACGAGCCTTGGGATAATTTTATTCTTATATACCGGTGCATATCCGAATTTAACTGTATACTCTTTTCCATCTAATTTAATTTTCATTTTATCTTTCCCTTTCTCCCTAATTTATATAGGGAAAGAGGCAGTTTTAACACTGCCTCAATTACCTTACTATATTGTTTCTTCAAGTTCGCTGTCAGCCGTGCTATCATCATAGCCAACCGCTACGGCTTTTTCCGATTGGCTCACCCTTTTTTTGTGAGTGTGATTGCTGTTGGATAACCTTGGTCATCCTCTGTTACCGCAACCTCGTAATTATCCTCAATCCACTTAGGTACTGTCTGCACTGATACAGTCGCAGTTCCTGTTAAGTGGTCATCAGAAGCCTCGCCTGGGGCGAATGATTCCTGTCCAATAAAAGCACAGATACCCTCTGAACCTTTTCCGTCTGTACCATAGAGAATGATGAAGTCAAGCTTCTTGCCCTCGTTAGTTACCATCTCATCCTTGTACTTTTTCTCAAAAGCTCCCTCAACTTCCATAGAGCCGGCTGAACGTCTACCCATTTCCTGTGTCTCTACTAAATCTTCAAGAGTTGAAGTATCTACCATGTTCTGTGAGCCGAATGGTGAGGGAATTGATTTTGCTCTAAGTAAGAGCTTGTAAGTTCCAGCCCAATAATCGCCACTTGTGGCGGATGCGGTTGGTGTCTTGTAAGCAATTCTACTTTTTAAACCTGTTGCCATTTGTATTACCTCCTAATTTTTCATAAAAAAATAAGAGCCTTTTGGCTCTTATAATCTATCATTCCAGTCGAATGACCGCCTAGCACGTAATGTTGCTGTCCATATTTTGCCGTTTTTCCTAGCGAATGGGGTTGTTGTCAGCTTGAATGACATAGCTTTGTATTCATTAGCCACTGTCTGCGCCACATTCAAGGCTTCTGAACGGCTTTTATTTGTTGTAACAATTACTTGTGCTGTAAATAACACTGTATTTATTCTTTCACACTCTAAATCCTCATTCTGTTCAATAGGTTCGAGCGCCTGAACAAGCACTGTCGGGAAACTAGCCGCTGCACTGTCCGACTGTTCCTCTTGTGTGAATTTTAGCTTGGGATATTTAGTTTTCAATTTTTTCTCACATCGGGTTTTTACAATCGCATATGTGAGATTTTCAAGGTCATAAACCCATTGATTTTGACTCGCCACTTTATCACCTCAACTAAAAAAATTTCCGTGCCGTTCCTATGATGTCATTTTCCATTTCTACAAATGCGTGATACATCGGCATTGTAGGTGTAATGCCGTATGAATGGTGTAATTCTCCACTTTCGTCTCTCCAATACCAACCCTCGCTGTCAAATGCGTGTGTCTGTCCCGGAAAAGTTCCTTGACCGCCTCTTGTATCATTAAAGTGTGGTTTAGCTTTCCAGCCCGAGCCGTATTCAGCCATAAGCAAAGGCGATACATCAACTGTTTTGAGTCCGTCAGCCGTTTGCCATGTGCTTTGTATCTGCCCTGTTTCGGTAGCAAGCACAATAGCCGTACAGCCGTCTGTTGTATCTTTAATTTCGTAACTAAACGTGATATAGTGTCCGAAATTGCCTGTATTTGCTTGTGCTACAGCAATGCCATTACTAGCAAGCTCTCCGACAAATGCTATGCACTTGTCTTGTAAGCGGTCTTTGTATCTTTCAAGCTTATCTATCGCATCTTGTATAGATTTTTCTGTCAGAGAAATGTCAAGTTTCATAATTACACTTCTTTCACAACTGCTTTGAGCATGTATTTAACTGAATAGAGAGAGGGTTTTACTCCCACTATCGTAAAGTCTGCGGAAGTTGAATCAACTAATCCGTTTTCGTCTTTTGTAGGCTCGCTATCAAGCCAAATAACGTCGCCTTTTTTTAAAGGGTATTCTCCTCTGTCTGTCAGCAAAACAGCGTCAAAATCAGCCGTATTAAAGCCATATTCCTTGTTCTGCGCTTCTCCTCCGTCAAAAGATATGTTCGCCCTAAAATCAACCGGCTCCGAAAAGCCTGTTTCTTCGTGTGTGTAGTATATCTTCTCTCCGTCCTCTGTTTCATAAAACTTTAGATTTCCGTCCTCATCTTTTTCATAGACTGTGACAGTTTGACCTTGAAGCGCGTATTTCATGGCTTGCTTATTAATGTCAAGCATTTTTCTTTATCTGCTTGTAAATCTGATTAACACCGGTGCTTGCCATGCCCGACACAATGCCAACCGCTATTGCATCAAGAATGTTGTTTGCCGGATAACCGGGAATTACAAACATTCCAACAATACCGAGCACTCCACCGGCTACACCTACGATAATAGGAATAACATTATCTTTAACCTGTGGTATCTGCTTTGAAGCATATCCGATTAAATAAGTAATTACCATAATAGCAACTACTGTAGGTACTTGTGTAAAGTCCATCAGTTTTTACCTCCTTTGCCTAAATGGATTTCCTCAATCTCATTTTTCATTTTTGTTACCATACCATTACCGCCGAGTGCGTGGTATGCGTCATACATCTCGCAAAAATTCTGATACGCATATGAGGGAATTTCGCCAAGCTTCATGTACTTGTCATGGTATTCGATAAGCTGTACTCGTAAAAGTAACATTGTACCTTTTCCGTTTGCTTGTCGTAGCTTCTTTTCCTCTTCAATACGCTCGTTTCTTTCTTTTGTGTCTATTGCTTTTTGTTTTTTCTGCTCTTGTAAAAGCCAAACAATATAACCCAAAAGCGCTGTCAGGACAATTGGCAAGGCAATAATGTATGTCTGATAGATTAAATTATTCATCTTACAGCCTTTCGTCTTTAGTAATTGGCACACCGCCCACCACCTCTTAATGTGTACCGCCTGCTACCACTTTACCGACATCAGTAAAATGGTAACGCACAATCTTCTTATTTTTTATATAATGCCCTATAGGCAAGATTTATAGCACTTTGACAAAAGGAAATACTCCGACAAACAGTTTATCTCTATCTTTCCATGTACGGCTTACTCCGCCCTCACTCAATGCGCTCATGTAGTTTTCACCGGCTTGTGAATGGTCGTAGACAGCAAGATTGATAACGACATTTTCAAACTGCTTTAAATCGGCAGTTATATTATCATCAGTGAAAGTGTCCGGATAACACCTTTTTGCCTTTACATCTTCCGTGGCTTGCTTAATGAGCTGTTCAATGAGTGGGTTATCTTCCTTTTTGTCGAATACAACCACATCAGATGTTGTATCATCATCGTTTGTGACAGTTTCAATATGAAATTGTTTAAGTCTAATTTTGACTTGCTCTAATGTGGTGTATTCTGCCATAGCTCAAGCCCTTTCTAAAGCTCTACATTTTCCATTACTGCTCTTGCTTCAAGAACTGCAATATAATCTGTCATTGCTTTAATCTGCATATTATATGTACTTCTAGGGCAAGTTGGAGTAAATGTAAGTTCATCGTTATCCCACTTGTCAAGCATATTTTTTAGTTTCTTATAGCGAATAACTACTTGCTGATACTCTGCTTTAAATCTTCTTTGTAATCAGCACTATTCATCATTTCTACTGTATCTTTCAGTTCCATAGTCAAGCTCCTTATAATCCAAACTTTTCAATTAACATTTTCTTCAAGTCACCGCCGTTTATTTCTGTGGCATTTTCAATACCATTTTCGCTCGCAAGCTTCTTTAGGCCGGCTGTTGACATTCTGTTAATTTCTGTCTTTGTGTATGGTGTTTCAGGTGGGTTCATAAAATCAGAAGGTACCGAATTGCTATTGCTTTCCGGTACCTCATCTCCGACTTTATACCACACTCCATCATGCTTTATAGAGTGCGTTGCTATCATAAGCCTTAATCCTCCTTAACTTTGAGAACCATAACGCTATCCATACCCTCGAATGTAGGTAATCCAATCATAGATACGATACAGTGAGTATTGATAGGATGATTTGTAGCATATGTGTATACAGATACACCGGTCTCAACAAGTGAGAGGTTTCCGTCTGTGATACTTCCGCTTCTTTCCTCTGGAGTCTTACCAAATGTGTAATCACCAAGGAATACTCCGGCAGACTGCGCAGATACAATGCCTGTTGGTACAAAGTACTGTGTCTGTCCTGACTCATCAACATAGAGCTTATCGTATACTTCAATCTCGATACCATATCCTCTAAGATATTCAGTAACCTGTCCTTGCTGTAATCTGATACCGCCATTGTAAGCAGTGATACCGAGTACCTGTTTCTTTGTGTCCTCTGCCTTAAGCACCATTTCCCAAGTCTCTGTATTCATGGTAAAACGTGTAAGTGAGTAGCCTGTAGCCTTTGCAAAGTCTCTACGAGCTGTGATAAGGTCATCAAGCGGTGCACATGTGGTAGGCTTATCCCATGCACTTGTGCCGGTAATTGACTTAAAGTGCTTTTCCTTATGCTCTGCACCATTGTCGGCTGTGTAATCAACGACATAGTTCTTATCGCCAAGTACAACCTTTACCTTTGGTACACCATCTGTAGGTGCAAGTAACTGCCAAATCTGTCTCTCCGGTACAACTAATGCGCCCTCAATTAACATCATTGGTTTCTTAGAGATTTCACGTAATACGTTATTGGCAAGGCTAGAGTTTTCAGAAGTTCTGTAATTGTCGTACTCCTGCTCCTCTTTCTCTGTTACCATATATCCCTCACGATAAAATGGCATTGAGTTCTGAATGTCAGAGAAGCCTCCAACATCTCTTAACTCTGCCTGTGCGTCAAAGTTTGAAGCTTTGAGCGATACCGGCAGTCCGTTCTTACCCTTGATAAATCTAAGGTCAAGTGAGTCCTGTTTACGTGTTCCGAATTTTTGTCTGCCAAGATAAGGGGCAGTTCCTAATGTCTTTTTGTAGTTATCCCACATTACACCGAGGCTTCTCGCTGTAAATGCTTCTGCTAATGGTAATGCCATGTTCTTCTACCTCCTTTTAACCCTGACTTGCTACAATCTTTGGCGCGCCATAGAAAGTAACTCTAGGTGTTGCAGTTCTAGCTTCATCTGCGATTGAAAGCGACTTAACTTTCTCCCAATCAATAGTTCCCTGATATACATATGTTCCAGGTGCGTCACCCATTGTTACATCTACATCGTGTAACAGATAGCCCTTGCACTCTGCGTCATTGCTTGGGAATGGTGTACCGGCCGGTACAATCTTCATTCCATTTGCGTCTGCGCTTGTTACCATAGTCTGTGGTACAAGGCATGCTGCACCCTCATAAGGGAAAAATTTTAAAATTCCTTTACCCTGTGTAAAGTCTCTTACGATTGGTTTTCCCATCGTTCTACCTCCTGTTTAAATTACATAGCTGTTTTGACTTTCAGCACTCGCAACTGTACCGAATGAGATTTGTTCTGCATTTGCTACATCTGCCGGCTTTGAGTCGGGTTCATCATTTTTACCGCCATTGTTTGGATTAGGAGTATCTTTGAGTGCGTTTTTCTCATACTCCGCTATCGCATTGGCTTTCATGTCGGAAATAATCTTGCCAAGTGATGTTGTGTCAAAAGAGCCATCCTCTTTTACTACTGTCTTTGCCTGTTCTGCCGTAATGCCAAAATCAGACATTGCACTCTCTCGTAAATCTCTGACAGCATTATCTTTCTGTAGCTTGGCAATCTGCTGATTAGCTGTCTCTAAGGCTTTATTTGCCTTTTCAAGCTCCGTCATGTTGCCATTCTGTAGTTCATCAAGCTGTGTCTGTAGCTCGTCAGCTTTGTCGGCTTTAGCCTTGTACTGATTGGCTTTCTCTTTCTCTCTTGCCATTTCCTCACCGCTCTTGTTAAGCAGATTTGTTATCTGCTCATCCGTTGCATCGGGGAAAAGCTTCAAAACATCATTTCTTGTCATTTCAATTACCTCCGTAACTCACGCTTTTGTTATCGCTGGTCGCACCAGCCGAGTTTTTCTGTTGTTTAACGCACAACTGCAAATTTTGTATAATAAAAAGCAACCTATAAGTTTCCTTACAAGTTGCTCATTATTTGTAGTATTTAACGCTGCACCGGCAGTTAGAAATCTCTTTTACCTCTGCGCCTAGCGAATGGTCTTTTGGAAACATCATAAGTGAGTTTCCGACTTCAAACGGCTCAAAAATATTAATTCTCTTTCTGTCAACATCTGCATGTGTAGGTCTGACATGTGAATCTTCTTTTGAGCGCCACTCTTTTGTTTTGTAGCCTTGTTTCACCATATCAGTTTGCAATCTGTAATTACCGATTGCATTAGCTTCATTCGCAGCTACATTTTTTGCTCGCTTCTGTGAAGTAAAATACTCTACTTCAATATTTTGTTCAGTGGCATCAACTACCTCATTCACAATGTACCGGGCATAATCCTTAATGTATGAGGGTGTTTTCTTTGCTTTGCAATACTGTGTGGCAATGCTCTCATATCTGATAATAAATTCTTTGGTGATAGTGGTTATCTCTGTTTCTTCCTTGCCGGATAGCAAGGCAAATAGCATAACAAAGATTTTTTCAAACTTTTCAGCAAGCTTTTTTCTATCTTCCTTTTCCTCGTCAGATAAATCCATCTCACCAAAATATGTATCATAATCTATGTCTTGTATTTCATTTTTGTTAAGTGCGTGGATTTCGTCTGCCATATC